CAGCTACCGTTGCAGTATATGAGCAAAACGGGGAGTTATTTATTAAGGAGCTACTTTATGAGCGAGGCTTAACAAACAGCGACATTAGTAATAAATGGGCAGAAATCGGGGTAATTAAAAAAGAAGATATAATTTGCGACAGCGCAGAACCTAAATCAATAGAAGAGCTTTACAGGCTAGGTTGGAATGTTTATGGAGCTGAGAAGGGAGCTGATAGCATCAAAAACAGTATTGATATTCTAAAACGCTATAAATTAAACATCACTTCCGATTCTGTTAACTTAATCAAAGAACTGAGAGCCTACAAATGGCAGGAGGACAAAACAGGATTGAGTTTAAACAAGCCTATTGACTTTATGAATCATGCCGTTGATGCGTTAAGATATTTAGCACTCAACAAACTTAGCAAAGCCAATACAGGTTGGGACGTTTCGTTTAGGTAGGTAACAAATAGTAACTTTTTGTTACTATTAGCATGAAACTACCGAAATCATGGGCTGAGGTTACTGTTCCGCAGTTAATTGAACTTGAGGCTATCAATAATGATGAGAGCCTTAAATCTGAGCCATATCCCGACATTACAAAGGCACTGTTAACATTATCTCTGTTTAGCGGTGAATCATATGAATTTTTAGAAGATCAGCCTATAAGTTACTGGAAACCTCAGTTAAAAAAGTTAGCATTTTTAGATTCAATGCCGTCTGAAAGAGCTGTGCAGCGATTTAGATCAGGCGGATATAATTGGCGTGTTAACTTTGATTTAACTAAGTTAAGTGGAGGTGAGTATATTGATTTTTATGAGTTAACAAAAGACAGGACAATCATTTTACAAAACTCAGGCAAAATCTTAAGCCTGTTTTGTACCCCTTGCAATTTATTCGGGCAGAAAGTTAACATTGATAAACTTAAAAAACAGGAGTTGTTATACAATGCCCCTGTTAACGTGGTTTATCCATTAACAGTTTTTTTTTGCAATCTCTTACGGGCTTGCACCAAAATTACAGAGGATTATTTGATTTCACTGAACGAGAGAGCGAATCAGGAAATGAAGGAGTTAAAAAAGCAGGTAACGACAACGGGTTAATGTGGTTTTTTGTTTTAGATAATTTAAGCAACAGCGACAGGACAAAATGGGATTACTTTTTAGAAATGAATGTGATTGCTTTTTTAAATACTCTTTCGTTTTATAGACACAAAGAAAAACAATTAGAGCGAAAGCAATTAGAAATGAAATTAAGAAATGGCCGTTAATTTAGATAATGTATTTGAAGGTTTAGCTATAACTGATCCTAAAAAAGCTACGGATGAGTTTAATCTCATCATGGATTTTATTGGCAAACAGTTAAAGAAATCATTGGTTAAACACGGACATAAAGCAAGTGGTAATCTTTATCAGTCATTAGGTGTAGATGAAAAGGGTAGTGGATGGTACATGAAAGCACTCGGACAAAAGGTTAAGATTGTTTTAGAGCTGCCAAAGTATTATGAGGCGTTAGATCAGGGAAGAAAGCCTACTAAAAATAAAATGGGTGGACTTGTTCAAAAGTCTTTAGTCTATAAAAATGACGGTAAAGGTTGGATTGCTCATAAAGGATTAGTTCCTGCAAGTGGATTAGATTTTAAGTTTAAATATAAATTGAAGAATGGAACTATAAAAACATACACGAAGCATTTAAATAGGACTGAGTCAAACATTCGCTTATCATTTATGATTGCTAATAAAATTCACAAACACGGTTATAAGGGGACTGGATGGTTTAGCTCAGAAATGAAAAGCATAAGAGAAGAAGTTCAACAGAAAGTAAGTGATGCGATAGGAAGAAATATTAACATAAGTTTCATTATAGGTAAATACTAATGGCAATCAATATAAATCAATATCCAAACGGTACGGTTATAGTTGCAGGTTATAATCCGATTGAATATTCATTGGATAGTACAAATGTAGCTCAGACTAATTTTCAATTCGTTTGTGATGTTTACCCAGCAGGAGCAACAGCACCAACAAGATTAAAACAACCAGCGAACCCGACAAATAACTATTGTGTGTTTGATATTCAAAGTGTAGTTAAATCTTATTTAGGTCGTGATCGTTGGGGGTATTCTGATACAGCATGGAATACTTGCACAAATTCATTTAATAATTTCACCGTTAAGTTTGGCGAAGAATACGGAGCATCATCAGCGATTACAGTTTATCCTAACTTAACAACTCATTCAAGTTTATACGCTGTTAATGGTTCTTTTGATTTCTTTGATTTTGTAAATGTACCTTATAAAACAAATCAGCTATTAAATAGCACCCGTAAATTCTTAACTAGCAGATCAAGTGTAAACGTGACTATTGATGAAAAATATCAACTATATGTTTTAAACGGAACTTCGGGGGCTAGTCAGGCTTATAACGTAGTTTGTAAGTCATATAACAGTGCAGGTACTTTGCAACAAACTTTAGAATTTGGAACAGATCAACCTTACCAAACTAAAGTTCAACGTGTGTGTGTTGGTGCTTATGATTTAAACAATCTTACAGGATCAGAAACTAGATACTCTATTACAACAGCTCAACCATTTGTGACTTCTTCTATTGCTTACTATGATGTTTATATTTGTAACAGTTCTAAGACACAAATAAGCGAAACTAAACGATTCTACGTAGTTAATGACTGTAATCCTCATACAACATATAAATTAATATTTCAGAATAAATACGGTGGTTATGATGGCTTTAAATTCTATTCAGCAAGTGATAAAGTGACAAATGTTACAAGGCTTGAAATGAAAAAAAGATTAGGCGCATGGAGTGGGACAGCGTATCAATATAATTTTACTGATAGAGGCAGAACAAATTATTCAAACTTAGTGCAGAAAGGAATGCATATGCGCTCTGATTGGTTGACTGAGAGTGAAAGTACATGGCTGGAAGAATTACTAACTAGCACTGACGTATTATTAGAAGATTCAACCAACGGAGCATATATACCTGTTGTAATCACATCAAACACTTATAACGAAAAGAAGTATTCAAAAGATGGTTTGTTTAATATAGAAATTGATATTGAGTATTCAGTTAACAGCATTTCTCAGACATGGTAAAAACTAGGATAATATTAAACGGTGTTGATTTAGATGTACCTGATGATGTTTCATTGGCATTGAATTATGCCATTGCTGATATTGCTGAACCTGAGAAAAAACAAGCACATTTTAGCCGAACAATAACACTACCATCTACGGCAACGAATGATAAAATGTTTGGTTACCTGAGTAATTTATCTTCATCAGTTAATTCATCAGGGACTACGAATTATAACTTAGGATTTGACCCAAATTTAAAAGCATCATGTATTTTAATGTACGACGGTCAAGTTCAAATGACTGGTTATTTACAATTAAATCAGATCGTAAAAGTTGATGACTATAAAGTAAATTATGACTGTGTTATTTATTCTGACATTGTAAATCTGTTTGCAAATATAGGAGATCAATTAATTTCTGATCTTCCTTTAAGCGAATACAATCATAATTATACTAGAGATATTCAACAAGCATCATGGAATAATTATATTTATAAATCGGGAGCTAGTCAGGCATTCCAATTAGGACAGGGATATATATATCCTATGATTGATTATGGAAATGATGATACTAACTTTAAAGTTTCTGATTTTAAAACGGGATTTTATTTAAAAACTGTTGTAGATAAAATAATCAATCAAGCTGGTTATTCTTACACATCATCTTTTTTTAATAGCACACATTTTAAATCTTTAGTTATTCCATATACTCAGAGTCAACAAACTTTGAGCGCAGCGCAAATAGCAGCTAGGACATTTAGAGCAAGTGCAACAGCAACAGAGTATATTTACTCATCAGGAACGGCGACAAATACAAGTACTATTATTTTCCCTGATGACACAACAAGTCCTAACAATGACAGCGGTAATGTTTGGAATACTTCAACAAGTAAGTTCACAGCTGCAAAAGCAGGGACATATAAAGTTACTTCTTCTCTTCGTGCTTCTGTAACTCATTTCCCTATTTCAGCAAGTACTCTTTATTCAGTTGGTGGTATACAGACGTGGATTATAGGTTATATTTATTTTTGGAAAACAGATGCAGTTACAGGGTCAACTACTGCCGTAGGGATGGGTGCTGTTCGTGTAGCTGGTTCATCTTCTTACTTTGTTGCAAATGATTTTAATATTGATAACGGTGGATTAACAGCAACAAGCGGTGCGACATCAGGAGTAAGCACGGGCACACTCAGCGCAAACGTTTCTTTAAATGCAGGTGATACAATCATAATGAGGTATCAATCAAATGGAACTACAAACGGTTACAACTTATATAATGAAACTTTTGCATCAGGTAGTAAGATAAGATTAAACATTTTAGCTGATAGTTATATCAAGGCCGAATTAACTGATGTTTCAATTCAAGAGGGAGATACAGTTGATTGTAATAACATACTCCCTAAAAACATAAAGCAAAGAGACTTTTTAAGCAGTGTAATTAAATGCTTCAATTTATATATTGATTCAGATAAAAGCACTAAGAATAAATTAATCATTGAGCCACGTGATGATTTTTATGCGAGTAGTGGAACTACAAAAGACTGGTCAAATAAATTAGATTTAAGCCGAGAGTTAACTATTGTGCCTATGGGTTACTTAGATGCAAGGACTTATAGGTATAAGATGAAAGATGATTCTGATTATTACAATAAATTATATCAGGATAAATGGAAAGAAACCTACGGCACAACTCGCAAATCAAT